GGGCTGATGCCCACACTGATCACAGTCTGTAGGAATATCCCGTGGGATTTTATGAGCAAATTCCTGTGCCATACTCTACCGCCGCCGTTGTTGCGCCTGCCGTATGCATCATAAACACACCAAGCAGATATGCAATGTTGTTGTTTTTGATATGTGCCACGATCTGAGTTAATCGTGTAGCTTGTATTACTTCAACAGCAGATTCTTCAGTAATCATGAGTTTCACTCCAGCATAGTCGGAGCGTGAACTCCCTTATAGTCGCCTTTCTTGAATTCAACTTGCATATTAGTTGCGTTGTCTGCAATAATTGATCCACCGCCTATAAGTGCCACGAATCCACAGGGTGCCGTAAAGAACCCTGTTGATGTACGTTGACGGCCCGCACCCAAATGGAGGGTAGCGACCTTGACCCATATTGCCTGACCGATATCGTTCTTGTCATATGGTGGGTTGTTACCCAAATCCTGCAATGCAGCTGCAGCACCAGCCTCCAAGTTTGGAAGCAGGCCGGAGTAAGATCCGGTAGCCGGTTGACCAGGGTCTGCAGTCGTGTTACCACTTGCATCATACTCTTCAATAATAGAATACGTGTTAGCAGCCGGATTACCCCACGTAAAAGTACGTGTGACACCGGCTTGATCTACAACTTGAGAGTTGTTAAACTCACCAGCGGTTATTGGGGTAGCAGTAAGAGTTCTTTTGAGATAATTTGTAGCCAAAGCAATATCAATACCACCAGCGGGTACAAGTCCAGCATTGACCCTAAAGTCATTCCAACGTGCAACTTTACCGTTGAGCATAACTTTCTCTTCAGCATTGCTTTCATCCCATGCCATCTTAGCCATGGAATAAGCATTCTGAACCATCCACGAATCTGCGAGTGCATACACATCGACAGTCGTTCCTTCAAGCAAATCCGTATCAAGTGATACTGACATTTCATAGTATCGAGATTGCCGATACAAACGGTGATTCAATTGTGATAAATTCCTTGGACCATCAACAAGCAAATTCGGCGGTGCCGGTGCTGTTGCGGTCAGTCCTACGTTGCGCTGAACAGGGTATCGCTTACTTCTTGACTTACGGGCCATAAGAGGCCCTTATCACCACACTCTAAAAAGATTAGGGGAGTGGTTCGCTTCGCATCCACATTCCATAAGGTCTGGAAAGTCGTGGATATTTCCCACTAAAGCCGTTGAAGAATTTGCTTAGTTCAAGCCTCTTCTGCCTTGGAGCTTTAATTGGTTTCGTCATGTAAGCGACCTTAGCCGCATACCTGATGGTTTGGTCAAACTCTTGAGGTTCTGCCCAATCCAGTGAATACCGACGACCGAGTCCCAAGTTCTCGATTTGCGTATTAGATCCGCCTGTCACCTCTGTTCTATCTAACAGGTCTCCTACCTCCCAAATTCTATCTTTTGTTTCTCTGATTTCATCCGACCAAGATAGTTTGTCCGCCAAAATTATTGAGTGATTGTGAACATTCCACCAATTCTTCTGATCATTCCAAGTGAACTCAAGATTGTGACACCCAGCGTGCACGCCCATATCTCGAAGTAACGTGTTCAAGCCACGCATCGAGTGAGAACCAGTTCTGCCCGAAAAGTTCGTCCGTTCCGTTATCCAATTGTATTGTTTACGGAGACTGCTCCTCCGGATTCCTGTTCTGTGTTTTAGACCAGGCAACGTTGTTGTAAGGACACCGACCTTGAGGTCTGCACCTTCATCCTCCGCCATCTCAATCTCTTGGGTCAACCTACGGCCGAGTTGCCAAGTTCTTTTCGCTGCACGTCTGCTTTCGCATTTCGGGCACATTACATGCCGACTGCACATTGACGTATCATCCCTGTATCTACTGCTGCCCAGACAGCCCTCTCGGGCGTATTCTACCGGGTCTGCTATCTTCCATTTCATTTCATTCCACTCCAGTGTTCCCGCTCCAAAAATCAGTGTTATTTTTCCGCAGGTACTGTATATTAACAAGGGTTTCTATCCTTCCCGTTCCAGCCCGTATAATCAAGATTAAATCCGGGTGGATTCGGTGCAATCCAACAGGCTCCGCAAATTGACAGTCCTCTAAGACAGTCCGGTGCCAATTCCTCTTGTCCGCATAGGCGACATTCGGGAATGTAGATCATTCTTCTTCCTCCGTTGGCCACCATAAGGTGACTTTCTCTCCATCGGGATGAGTACATTCCCCGATGTGCATGTCATAGACAGCAGCTGTCCATGTCCATTTTCCATTCCGCTTCACTCTCCAGTAGAGTTTAGCCATCATTGATCACCTACATAGTACCAAGCAAACAGAGCTTGTGCTGTAGGGCTAAATTCACTGCAGCAGGAATTATAGCAAGTCGTTCCATCGCTCATAATCCATGAGCATTCTTCACATCGGGCTTCATTGGTGTTCGCCATGTTACATGCTAGGGGCCATGTATACATAAAGGTTGTGTATACATAAGTATACTAATCAACCCATTCGTGACCGCATGAATAGCAGCGCACATGATAGACAATATCGTTTCCTGTGAACTCTGGTAGTATCACACTCACGTCATCCAGTTTGGGCTGATGCCCACACTGATCACAGTCTGTAGGAATATCCCGTGGGATTTTATGAGCAAATTCCTGTGCCATACTCTACCGCCGCCGTTGTTGCGCCTGCCGTATGCATCATAAACACACCAAGCAG